TGAAGTGGTTCAACGGTGAAGTACTGCGCCCGAAAACATGGTTTTGGCAGGACATCTACAGCCGCAAGATCGTGGGCTGGCGCACTGATATCAGTGAGAACACCGACAGCATCCGCCTGTCCCTAATGGACGTGTGCAGCAAATACGGCATCCCGCGTGAGATCACCATCGATAACACCCGCGCCGCGGCCAACAAATGGATGACCGGGGGCGTGCCGAACCGCTACCGCTTCAAGGTCAAGCCAGATGACCCGCTCGGCATGATCCCCATGCTTGGCATCAAGCTGCACTGGTCCAGCGTGCTGCTGGGCAAGGGCCACGGTCAGGCCAAGCCGATCGAACGCGCCTTTGGTAATGGCGGGCTTGAGGAATACATCGACAAACACATTGCTTTGCGAGGCTGCTACACCGGCTCCAACCCCATGGCCAAGCCAGACAATTATGGTGAACGGGCGGCGGATGCAGCCGAGTTTCTGCGCATCGTGGCCGAAGGGGTCGCCATGTACAACGCCAAGGTTGGGCGCCAGACCGAGGCCTGCCGTGGGGTGATGAGCTTTGATCAGGCATTCGAGCAGAGCTACCGCCAAGCGACGATCCGCAAGGCCAGCGCTGAACAGCTCACCATGATGCTTTTGCAGTCAGAGGCCTGCCGCGTCAGCCAGCACGGCACCATCACCCTGGAATCGGGCGGCGCCATCGCCAACCGCAGCAACCGTTATTTCCACGCCGATCTGGCCGAGTACGTCGGACAGAAGGTAGTGGCGCGGTTCGACCCGCAGCGCCTGCACGAGGCGGTGGTCGTCACCACCCTCAACGGCCTGCATATCTGCGATGCACAGTGCCTGGAGAAAGTGGCTTTCGGCGATACCCAGCAAGCCCGCGAGCACAAGCGCAAGCGCACTCAGTTCGTCAAATCGAACAAGGCTGCCGCGCTGGCCAAGCAAGGCATGTCAGCCCTCGAAGCTGCCGCCCTGCTGCCCAGCATCACAGATGAAGAAGCACCCGAAACCAAGGTAGTGGAAATGGTGCGCCCGATCAGCCACGGCAATGCCGCGCTGGCCGTGCAACCGGTGGCCCATGTTGCCCCCACACCCAGCAGTCAACCCGAACCCGTCATCGACTTTGAGGCCCGCTTTCAAGCAGCCACCGAAGCCATGGCTGAAAAACAGAAAAACCGGATTTAACCGGCCTTTAAACCACAAAAAAAGCGGCCTTGTGGGCCGCGATAAGGGAGTTACTTGACATGACAAACGTAGTCACTTTGGACCAAAACGGCAATAGCCAGGACGTACTGGACCGGGTCAATGCCCTGCTGAAACAGAGCAAGGTTACCCAGGCGCAGATCGCCAAAGAGATGGGGGTATCCCCGACCACCGTCAACCAGTTGCTGAACGGCAACTACAAAGCCGACTCCACCGCCATGGTGCAGAAGCTGGCCACTTGGTTAAGCGCCCGCGACCAGCGTGCCGATGCCCCCCGCGACCCCGGCTTTGTGCTGACTGAAACCGCCAAACAGATCCGCGCTGACATGACCTATGCGCTGACCACTCAGAGCATCGTGATCATCCACGGCTCGTCTGGCGTGGGCAAAACCACCGCCCTGCGCGAGTTCCAGCGCAACAACAACAACGTCTGGGTCATCACTACCAGCCCGAGCCGCGCCACCATGACCGAGTGCATGTATGAGCTGGCGATGGAACTGGGGATGGAGAACGCCCCCCGCCTGCGTGGCCCGCTGGCCCGCGCCCTGCGCCGCCGCCTGCTCAACACCAAAGGCTTGATCGTGGTGGACGAAGCCGACCACCTCGACCGCGCCACCCTCGAAGAGCTGCGCATCCTGGTGGAAGAGGTCGAGGTCGGCATGGTGCTGGTCGGAAACAGCCGGGTTTACACCCAGCTGACTGGCGGCCAGCGCTCCGAGGACTTCGCCCGCCTTTATTCCCGCGTGGCCAAGAAGCGCGCCCTCACCAAGGCCAAGAAAGCCGACGTGATGGCCGTGGCGGATGCCTGGAACATCGACGGCGCGGCCGAGCGGGATCTGTTGCTGCGGATCAGTGAACGCCCCGGATCCCTGCGACTGGTCAGCAAGAACCTGAAACTGGCGGTGATGTACTCCGGCGGCGAGCCGCTGACCGAGGCCATCTTGCGCCACGCCTATAACGAGCTGGAGGGGGAGTAAGCCATGAAGAGCTATCACAGTTTTGCCTATGCCAACGGCCAGATCGGGTTCGGTGATGAGACCCCTGACGATGCCCTGCCCATCTACTGCGTCGTCGGTGCGGAACCTGCCGAGGTGAAGCGCCTCAAGGAAAACGTTGGGGTACTGGCTCGCCATGCCTACGACAACAAAACCCTGCTGGTACCGGGCATTCCAGAAGCGGCAGACATGAATGCAGCCTATGACGCGCTCATCAAGTTCAACTGCCGCGTGAAGCACTACATGGAGAGCGTGTGATGGAAGCCAAAAAGCAATCGGAAACCTGCTATGTCGTCGTCAACAAATGGACCCATACCAATCTGCTGAACCGCCGTCCTGGCTACTTGGTGGATAGCAATAACGGTCACGTGACCATGCAAGACAACACCGGCCGTCTGGAAGTTTTCGAGCAAGACAAGCTGCACCTGACCTGGGCGCCGCTGAACCGTGATTCACAAGGAGAGAACACATGAACATTCGCACCAACAGCATCGGCGTGATCGCCCAGCGAGTTATCGCCACCCTGCGCAAGAGTGGCTGCCAAGTGCTGGCCATTAAGGCCACCCAGGTACGCCCCATGATCGAGATTGCCTATCCCAGCCCCGAGCTGAAAGAGGGCGCCCTCGAGCTGAAAGAGCAGGTCAACGGTCTGCGCCGCCGCGCCTACGTCGCCCGCCTCGGTGGCTGCATCGTCCACTGGCACGACGAACCCGAGCAGGACTCCTTCGAGCTTACCGGCAACATGACCGCCGTCGAGTACCTGCTCTATCGCGCCGCCGGCTTTCCTGGGTAGGGAATAACATGAATATCAGATGCGAAAGCTGCCAGAAGTTCATCCCAGCAGCGCTGGAAAAAAAGCCAATCCAGGTGGGCGATAAGGTCTCGTTCGTCAATATCACCCGCAATGGGCAAGGCTCGATCCGCATGGCTGCCAAAGACGGCGTCGTGCAAAAGATTGATGGGGATATCGCCACGGTGAAGGTGCCCCGCTGGCAACCACATATCGTTCGCGTTGATCGGCTTGAACATCAAGGCCGGCCAAATTGCCTGACCGTGCACATGGTTGGCCTCTGCGAATGCAACACCACCGAATCACAAAAGGAAGCACAGCAATGACCAACCAAACCGAACAAATGCGCAAGAACGCCCTGGGCCACTTCGTGCCGGAGTCACTGATCGCCCCGCTCGACCTGCTGCGCGATGACCTGGTGACCCGCCTGTGCAACGAGGCGCACGAAGAGCAGCTGCGCCTGCTGGCCCGCAAGGCCAGCATTGCCCAGGAGATTGAAGCCTTCATGGATCTGTCGGCAGCCGAGTACGGCGTGCAGTACGGCGGCACTAAGGGAAACGTCACTCTCACCAGCTTTGACGGCCGCTTCCAGGTGGTGCGGGCCATCGGTGAGCACCGCAAGTTCGACGAGCGCCTTCAGACCGCCAAGACCTTGATCGACGGTTGCATCGGCCGCTGGAGCGAGGGCAGCAGCAGCGAGATCCGCGCCTTGGTGGATCACGCCTTCCGAGTCCACAAGGGCGGCCATGTGGACGTCAATCAGGTGCTCAGCCTGCGCAAGCTCGACATCAAGGATGCCGAATGGCAGGAGGCCATGAAGGCCATCGCCGACGCCATCACCGTGGTCGGCAAGGCCGAGTACATCCGGTTCTATGAGAAGACCGGAACCGGGGCCTACAAGGCCATCGTCATCGACTGGTCGAAGCTGTGAGGTGCGGCATGTTGAACCTGACCCCCGAAGTGATCAGGCAGTTGGCGCTGGCCCAACTGTTGGCAGACCAGAGTGAAGACCAGGGCACCGAGTTTGAAGATGGCACCTATGAGCAAGGTGTGCGGGATGCCTTGGGCTGGATGTGCGGGCTGCTCGATAACCCGCCCTATAACCCGACCGAGTGGCCCGTCACCGAAGCAGAGCTGGCCATCATGACCGAAGGCCTTGGGCTTGTCGGGATAGACGATGGAGTTTGAAACCCGCTATGGCCCGCTGTACGTCACCCGCCACGCCGTCGAGCGCTGGGTGCAACGTACCGGCCGCAGCGAACTGGACATGCTGGGCGCCCTGTCACGGGCTTGGCGCCCAAGCAAACGACAGCTGCGGCGGATCCGGCAGCGCGAGGCGGGATGGAGCCCGCGCCGGATCCTCGAATGTGACCATGCCTATTTCATCCTGAAAAACGGCTCAATCGTCACCGTCTATGACAAGCACCAAACCGAATGCGAACAGGAGTTACACCATGATTAATGCGGCTTTGAAGGGTGACCAGCTCACCCGCCAAATCGAGAACAAGCCCAACGGCTATATGGCGCTGGCCACCCGCGCCGCCGAACTGGAGCGAGAGGGCCGCTATATCCCCGCCCTGGATCTGTGGGTGATGGCCAAGAAGGCCGCCAAGAACGTCATCAACCAGCACTGGGCCCAGGCTCGCGGCGACCTGTGCATGACCTGCATCCACCGTTTCGGCAAGCGGGAGGCGTGATGAGCGACAAACGCATTCTGGCCAAGATCAAAAAACTGATGGCCATGGTTGAGCGCGGCAATCCGCACGAATCTGCCAACGCGATGAAGAAGGTGCAGGCGTTGATGGCCGAGCATCAGCTCTCCAGCGAAGACGTCGCCCTGAGTGGCATCGACGCCAACAAAGTGAAGGCTGCCAACAACAGCGAGCGCCAGCCGAAATGGAGCCTGCTGCTGGTCAGCCTGGTGCGCCAGGCGTTCGGGGTTGAGGCGATCATGTGCCATGAGCAGGTGGATTGGGGACGCAATACCGCCGAGGTGATGTTCATTGGCCCAGCGGAGCGGGTCGAGATCGCAGGCTACGTCTACACCGTGCTGGCTCGCCAGCTCAAGGCCGCCCGGGGTGAGTACATCAGCACCCTGAGCAAACGCATGAAGACCAGCACCAAGACGGCCCGCGCCGATCTGTTCTGCGAGGGCTGGTGCAACGGGGTGTATCACAAGATCACTGCCCTGGTGCCGACCGAGCAGGAAAGCCAGCTGGTTGCCCAGTACATGGAGAAGCATCACCCGAACCTGAGCTCCGGCGAGTCTCGCGCCGCCAAGGCGACCAAGCGCGATCAGTCCGCCTCGCTGCATGGTTGGATTGCCGCAAAGCAGGTGGAACTGAATGCCGGTGTCGGCGGCCAGGAACAAGCCAAGTTGGGGGCAGCATGAACGGTGAAGCCGCCTTCTGGATCCTGGTCAATGTGATGACCCTGTTCTATGGGGCCTTCGTTGCCGGTCTGTTTACCGGCCTGTTCCTGGTCCACTGAGGTATCCGATATGGAAAACGTGAAAGCCCTGCTCAACACCAGCATTGCCGATGCCAAAAGCTCTCTCGAGTGCGTGCTGCTGGGCAACCCGCAACAGGCGATGGCCGATGCACAACTGGCCATCGACTTCATCAACCAGTACGGCCACGCCGAGGGCCAGAAATCCAGGCTGGCCATGCTGGCCGCCATCGTCAACAAAGCGCGCAAGCGCCTGACCAAGTAAGCGAAACGGGGGCTTGCCCCCGTCTATCCAGCGTGGTGGCTGGGTACTGATGAGCAGCCGACCGGGCCCGGTCATGACCGTTCCACTAGATGAGGAAACGAGAATGACAAACGGTGAGTTGAGTATCGAATTGACCAAGCTGTGCGGGGATGCGTGTACCGCCAACAGCTATCTGCAAAAGCTCATGGCCATGCGACGGTACGCGGCCTTCGCAACCAGGGCGAATGAACACGGGGCCATGGCGCTGGCGGCAGAAGCCCAGCGCTATGAAGAGGAACTGCGGGCCGAGCTGTACCAGCTCACCCAGGGAGAACAGAGGGCAACGCCATGCACGGTGAATACACCCCACCGATGAAACCTGGTTTGTTGGAGAAGCGGCTGGCCTCTGGTAAAGCGCGGCTCGATCCCTTGGTGGGACTGGAAAAGCTGTGCTCCCGCTGTCAGGAGTATTGGCCGCAAGACACAGTTTTCTGGTCGGTGTGGAACAGCCCAAAATCCTGTGATGGCCTGCAGCACTACTGCAAAGCCTGTGAATCCGAAGTAGCCAGGACCAGGAAGGAGGGTAAGGCCGCATGAAGTTGACCGCCTATCAACGCCGTCAGGTGGATTACGTCAAGGCCAATATGCCCGGCATGGTCACCCGCCAGCATAAGGGGATGAGCCGGGCCGCCGTGAAGGCGGCCAAGGCCGAAGATGACCAGAAGGCCATGGCCTGGCTTGATCGCACAGTGCCCTGCTGGCGAGAAGGAAAGCCACCCAAGACCAACAAGATTTATGTGACCGTCAGAAAAGACGATAAGGACGAAGACGATGAATATTAAACCGCGCTGCAAAATGACTGATTCACGCCTGGCTCGAATGAAGAAAGAGATCATGGCGGTGCCGCTCTGGAACCACATGAGCGGGAGAGAACTGGCAAACGAGATTGGTTACAACGAGCAGTATGTCTCCAGCGCGGTTGCTGAACTGCGTGCCCGTGGTGAGCTTGAGGCAGCAAGCCCTATCACGCTGCTCAAGATCCGCCGCTACCACAAGCTGAACAAGCTGTTGGAAAACCCGCGTGGCGATCACCATATCGATAGTCTGGTCATCCAAATCTATGGCCAAGACGGAAGATATCGCGCTACGTCACGCCGCTGTCAGCTGCGTGAACTGATTGTTGACTGCAAGCATGCTGGTTTTCCTGTGCCCCATGAGGGTCGCATATTCAGCGAGACCCCATGTTCAGGAAAGATAAGCCAGAAGAAGATGACCCTGAGCTATATCCCGCTGTCGAAGGTTGACCCTGATCACCTTGCTGCGTTCGTCAGCCTTTGCCAGATGAACGGGGGCCGCCATGCAGCTTGATGCCAAACGCCTGCTGACCCTGGTGCAAGTTGGCCGCCGCGAACTGAGTCTGGATGAAGAGGACTATCGTGCCCTGCTGGAATCGGTCACCGGTGCTCGCTCTGCCAAGGGGCTCAAGGCCGCCCAGCTTGAGGATGTAGTCAAGGCGATGAAGGGCCTTGGGTTCAAGGTCAAGGGTAGCGCGACCAGTCGCCGATCCCCGCCCAGCTCTGCCCATGTGCAGGCGCCGGAGGTGCGCAAGTTGCGGGCTATCTGGATCACCATGCATC